TCATCCACCACTTTCTGAGTTGGTCAGGCTCGATATATTTCCATTCTGTCATCCGACGATTATGTATCCGTAAGTTTTGTCAGCCGTACTATTAGCCCAATGACTAATCGTTGCTGATCCTTGTTGTTGTGTAGAAACGTACAAATTCGTTGTAGCCGATGGTGCAACGTAAGACATCGTAACAATAGCACTAGGAATTGATGGCCTGTCAGGGCTTGTACTCGTAGGGTATTGTTCTAACGAAACGCCAGTATCCGTTGTTCTCCAGAATATCTCAACATAATCCCCTGCGTTCATCTCCATAAAGAAATTCATCGCGGTAATCAAGTGACTCGGATCACCCGTACTCTTTCTAGCTGGCATATGGAACCGACTATTGGAACCAGCAACGTTAGTACCGTTCTTCTTGAACCAAATGTCAATGTCCTGACCATCATTCGTCGTATTCTTGTACTGGAACGAGAACTGGATGTTGTAAATCCCATAATTCCTGACATTTAGCCTAGAACTATTGGAAACGTAAACTCCATTGGAATAATCTGTTGTATTAAAGGTAACTGCGTACCCTGTAGTCGTATTAGCAGCAGTTTGGTCTGTGGTGTCCTGAAACGCCCCATAGGGAGCCGAATCAGCCTCAGCATTAGCAGATACCGGGACAAAGAAAATCAGGCTGTCAAAGCCTATACGCTCGTCGTAGAGGGTCGTTGTAACCGCATTGCTAGTCGCTAGGGTAATTAGACCTGTGTTGTTGGTCTTGCCGTCCATAATGCCACGAACGACCTCAGCAACAGCCCTCTGATCCCCTCCAAATGGCGGTAATGTACGAAATTGCCTCATCGAGTACCCTGCTTAACTACTTCTACGTCAATTCCTACCGCTGTTTTCCAGTTATCCCCTGTCGGAGTCAATCTTAAACGATGATATTCACCGTTAGAACGGATGGAAACACGGTTTTCAGCATCAGCCGCTACGTTAGAACCAAATTCCACCTGCTCATTAAGCAAATCTCGGCTAGAAATCGCCACAGACGCACTTCCACCATCCACAGTTGGCCTTGCTAACGTCACCGTAGACCGTCCAATGGCTATATCGCCTGTCGTTATGTTCGCTGTCTTAGGCTGACCAGAGAAAGCAATGATCTTAGTCCCAGAGACACCCGCAAAAAGTAGCTGACCACCAGCAAATACCCGTGAATCTAGAGGAATATCTAGCGCATCAATACTCGCGTTATAGTTATCCACCTGCTCTAATGTCGCTGAAGGTGTTAATACATAGGCAATAGCGTTAGCTGTAGTGTCTGTGTATGACCAACGGTCTAAGTTAATCGAGTAAATCAACAGATTCTTACCACCGAAAGAGTTATTGAATTTCCAGATAACTAACTTTCGGATAGGATCAACTGTGGCTGACATTCCTGTAGATATTTCACCCGGAATTACATGGTCAAAAAACCATCTATTGACCTTCTCAGCACCGATAGCCTTTACTGATTGACCATCGCAAGAATAAAACCCGTCATCCGCTAGGAAATACGTTATGCCGCCGTATTGAGCAATTGATCCGTCTGAAATACAGCCCAAAGACCTAGAGATCGCATCGAATTGAAAAAAGAAAGGGCTACCCGTGTAACTCATACGGTAAACCGCCCTCTCAAGGAATACCAGACCGTATTCCCCACCAGCAAGACCTGTTATATCCCCACCGTCAGGAATGATCTGAAAATCAGACTGAGAAGCTGCACCCGGAGTCCAGTCTGTTTCATCGTTAATGTCCGACCAGTAAACCTTGTTCGCATCCGTTCCATCGTTAGCAGCAACAACGAAATCACGAACAACGGTGACATATTTAGCCGTAGGAGCAGCAGCAGCTAGGTCAGCAAAGTAAGTCGATACGCCAATCTCATAGGCTTGCAACTTATCCTGACCGTTAGCCAGAATCATCTTTGCACCGTACTGCGTTACATCCCAACTCTCAACCGTTGAATAGCCTGTTGTCGTTGCTGCATCCAGACTAGCATCAGACGAGTCAAACTTGTAAACCTGAGTCGCTCCAGCAGCAAATAAAGCCACCTCACCGCCGAACTTACCGCCAAACGTAATAAGCAAATCCTGAGCAGCAGCATCAGAATAATCAGCCTCAGACCTAAAAGGCGCATAACCGTTAGCAACTGGATAACAGTTCTTAGCGTCAGTAATCGCCCCTGTTACTCCGGGCTGATCTGGTAGCCATTCACCAAAGATTAGTTTTGTCTCAGCCATGCGTCAGTTCCAGTAGGCTTTAGTGTCCAAGTGTTAGAACTTGGGCTTATGTCATCCCATGAGTCCGTTGAGGCCTCAACTACAATCCATGAGTCATTGCTTGCAGGAATATCAGACCAGACATTCGTTTCTGGTGTTATATCTACCCATTCCTCACCAACAATGTAACCCTTACCCGTTATTGTCGCATTTGCAACGATAGATGCAATACCTTTTGCTGTTACCGATGGCGTAACTGATAGTTCAGCCGTTCCATTGATACTCGCAGGTACGTTAAAGGTAAGGAATCCAGAGGCTGTTACAGTCGCACTACTATTGATCGCAGCAGTACCAAATACCAGCAATCCAGCCGTAACAGAAACACTCGCTGTACCGCTGATAGCCGCTGTACCAAAGATCGTATAGTTACCAATAGCGGTAACTTGAGCAGTACCAGTAATCGAGGCATTGCCAAATACCTGACGGAAACCAGATGCTGTAACTGTTGCTGTTCCGTTAATAGCCCCTGAGAAATGGACTATCCGGTAAGCATCAGCCGTAACCGTCGCAGAGGCTGAAATAGAACCAGCAGCCCTATAAGTCAGGCTTCCTGCCGCAGTTACCGTAGCAGACGCATTTACAGCCGCTACAGCACGATGATCTACAACGGCATTACTAGATACTGTCGCAGTCGCACTAATCGCAGCAGACGCAAATACCGGATTGTCTCCGGTACTTGAGAATGTCGCTGAGGCTAACGGCGAGAAACCTAGCATTATTGCAATCCGCTAATCTGTGACGTTGTTAAAGCTAAAATATCACCACTTGTTAATGATGTAACGTCTGTGCTTGCCAAGGTAACAACCTGCTCAACCACAGTCTCAGGCAATGCGTACTTGATCCACTCCTCACTCGACTGCGACCAAGACCACTTGTAGCCTTCTTCATCAGCAGGTTTAGGATCACGAATCACCCATCCCGGCGGATACCACCAGACAACCTCTTTGCCTTCAGGTGCAACAGGTTCATCAGGCACTTCAATCCAGCCTTCTGTGCCATCTGTCTCTGGCTTTGGGATAGAACCGTTTTTAGAGTAGAGCATGGTCATCCTTATTGCAGAGGGAAGGCAACAGTTGGAACAGTTAAAGTTGATCCTGTATAACGAGCAAATCCTTTGGTAATTCTAAGGTCATCAATATAGCCGTTTATTCCACTTCCTCCACTAACATCTGCACCAATCCTTAATCGGCTAGCATCCATCGCTGAAGTATATGAGGCTGAATATCCTCGCGTTCCATCAATGTACATATTTAAAGTCCCTGAAGACCTAGTAATCGCAAAATGCGTCCATGTACCAGTACTAAAAGTATTTGATGTGCCAACATCTGTTGGTAAGTAGTATCTCAATACACCACCAGTCGTTATATAAATTTGTCCGTAACTTGCCCCGCTTGCAGCACGAAATTCTATAAGGCATTGCGCTGCTGCCAATGAGTTTATATATAGCCAACCTTCAATCGTAAAATCCCCTGTGCCAAACTGAGCATTTATTATTGACGGAACATCTAGGTAATCCCCGCTGCCATCAAACGCAATACTCGACCCGCCAAACTTACTCTGAGCCGTACTTATCTGCGCGTTGCCTACAGTCTCAAGGTCGTTCTTTGCTGTAGCGTCTGTGATGCCAGCGTTTGTGTAATTAAGAAGAAGTGATGTATTTGTGATGTTGGTAAGTGGTGATGTTGGTGGCGTGAATGCGGATGTATATTGTGCAGTTCCTTTTAATAAACGAATACCACCTATATAGCCCAAAAATGGAAATTGCGACCCGTCATTAGAAGCGCCAACAGCAAGCGTTGTATTACTGAAATTTTGAGAGTTGGTTGCGGTAGCAATACTAGTGCCATTTATATAAATCGCTGTTTGATTAGTGCTAGTTCCAGCCCTTACAAAAGCAATATGAGTCCAAGCATTTAGCGGAACTGTTCCTACTCCATTGAATACATAGTTATCGGTATAAACCGTTACGCCCCCACTAGTCACAACAGATAAAGACCACCCATTCGCAGAGGGTGAGCTTCCGCGAGTTGAGGCAATGTTGTATTCAGCAGCCCTAGACGTAACATATACCCACGCTTCAACTGTAAACACGCCTGTTCCAAAAGCGTAAGCAGTCTGTGATCCACAGCCAAGGTAATCCCCCGTCCCATCAAAGTACCCACTACCACCTACTGTAGCCGCGCTATACGCAACAGTAGGGGCAAACGGGCTGAAGGCTTGGATGGATGGAGTGCCACCGATGGCAAATGTGTTCCCTGTAGAACTATTATCTACAAAACGATTACTTTGCGACGTTAATAAAAGGGTATTTGCATCAGAAGAATAGCTCGTTGTTACTGCGCTAATTGATCTTGCATTATTTGAAAATCTCACATTAGAAACATAGCCATTAACAGTAAATGAACTGTTCCAAGATAGCCCACCAATGTTTGCAGCATTTTGACCTACGCTACCGCTACTAGTTCCAGTTGCTACAGATGAACCATTTATATACAAAGTTGTTTGGTTTGTGCTTGTACCAGCCCTAACAACGTCAATCTGATACCAAGTTCCAACTACAGGCGTCCATGTATGAGTAATGATTCTTGTATTGGCTATATCAATTTGCAGTTGAGTGCTGCCGCCAGCGAATTGAATATTTATTCCATCCGTACCGGAAGCGCCAACGCAAAACATACGTTGATTCCCGCTTGTGGAGTTAAAGTTTACAAAAAGTTGTACAGAAAAATTACCAGTTCCAACGCCGTAAGCAGCAATGCTTGTAAATGCAACATAGTCAGTACTACCACCAAAGTAATTACTCCACCC